GCTTCAACTCTTGAGGAACTGAAAGATGCTTATACAACTGCTTACACTGCTTGCGGTGCTGATAAAAGCTGGCAAAAGAAAGTAATTGATGCAAAAGATAAGCGTAAAGGAGCATTGAAATGAGTGAAGTTTACGAAACAATTGGATATTTAGTTCTTGGTTTTCTTAGCGTTATGTGGTTAACAAAGATTGCCAAATGCAGTTTGCGTGACTACTTTGCGGCAAATGCTATGCAAGGTTTACTTTCTTCTGATGTCAATGCACCACTTGAAACATTTGCAAAACAATCTTATAAAGTGGCAGATGCCATGCTTGCCGCAAGGGAGGAAAAATGATTACTCAAAAAGAATTGTTAGAAAATCTTTTGTATGACAAAAATACAGGAATATTTATACGAAAAATTAGTTTAAACACAAAAGTGCAAGTTGGTGATGTGGCTGGCGGAAAAGATGCGAAAGGGTACGTTTGCATTCGAGTTGCAGGAAAAACATACAAGGCGCATTGTTTGGCTTGGCTGTATGTGTATGGCAATATGCCAATTGCAGAAATTGACCACATTAACGGCATTAAAGATGACAACCGAATTGCAAACCTTCGTGATGTAACAAAAAGCGTCAATCAGCAAAATCGAAGATTTGTAAAAGGTTATAGCAAAGACGGCAACCGTTGGAAGGCGCAAATAAGATTTGGCGGTCGGTGGAAGCATCTTGGATGTTATGAGACTGAACACGAAGCTCACGCTGCTTACTTATTAGCAAAAACCGAAGTTCACATGAAAGCGAGGGAAGCATGAGCGAAGTTATCCAAGGAAGCGAAGCATGGTTTCAGCAAAGATGCGGTAAGGCAACTGCTTCTCGTATCTCTGACATTGTTGCTAAGACAAAGACAGGCTACAGCACAAGCAGAGCAAACTACATGGCACAGTTGGTAGTCGAGCGCATGACAAACCAAGTGGCAGAGTCCTACAGCAATGCAGCTATGGAGTGGGGCATCGAAAACGAGGAATTTGCTCGTGCCGCATACGAGGCTAAAACAGGCAATATGGTCGATCAGGTAGGTGCTATTGACCATCCAAGGATTGCACTGTCTGCTGCCTCTCCTGATGGCCTTGTGGGTGATGATGGGTGCTTGGAGATCAAGTGTCCTAACACTGCCACACACATTGAAACCCTTTTGGGTGACGAGCCAGCAAAGAAGTATTACGACCAGATGCAGTGGCAAATGGTTTGTGCAAACAGAAGTTGGTGCGACTTTGTGAGTTTTGACCCACGGATGCCATCACACTTACAACTGTTTGTCAAAAGGATCGAGCGCAATAATATTTATATTGCAGAACTCGAAAGTGAGGTTATCCGCTTCTTGGCTGAAGTGGATGACAAGGTTAAAAAACTCAATGAAATTAAGGTGTAAATATGGAACAGCGTGATAACTCAGGTGTCTTGTTTAAGAACGACAAGAAAGAAACAGGAAACCATCCCGATTACAAGGGCAACATTCGGGTTGCTGGTCAGGAGTTCTGGCTTTCAGCATGGATTAAAGAGGGCAAGAACGGCAAGTTCATGGGGTTAGCCGTTAGCCCTAAAGAAGAACAAGCAGCACAGCCAGCTAAGGACAAGCCTAAAGCTGGTTTTGATGACATGGACTCGAATATTCCATTTTGATATGACTTAATGGGGAAAACGTAAGTGAGTACCCACTAACTTTGATAGGAGTTGATATGAATTTAAGTTTTTTAGAACGCAAGCAGATATGGTGGAATTGGCATAAAGAGAATCCCCATGTTTGGGAATACTTTGAAATGTTTGCCTTAGAAGCCGTGAGAATGGGGCGAACAAAGGTCAGTCATTGGCTGATAATCAACAGAATCAGGTGGGAAGTTACCATAGTCACTACTGGTTCAGACTTCAAGATTAGTAACGATTACATTGCTTTTTATGCAAGACTCTGGAAAGCAAAATATCCTCAGTACAAGGACTTGTTTAACATTAAACAGATGATTGGAGAACCAAGATGATTGCAAATGTCTTTTCCTTGATTTTACTTTTGGCTTTTGGTGGAGTAATACTCATACTAGGAGTATGGATTTTCCTCCACTTCCTTGACGATTAGGCGTGTAGACCATTCAAATACTGAGTCTTCCCTGCAACCTTAATAGCAGTCAACTCTTGATTCTTCAGGTTGTTGGGGTCATACGATACATGAACCCATCCACTATCAGGTACACCTTGTGTGTAAAACTCAAGAATAAGTTGTGTGTAATCAAGATTATCCATTACCCACTGAGCCAGATCAGCATTAGCAATACCAGCTATCTCAATGTCAGCAGCTTGACCCTTGCAATGGTCTGATGTTTTAGAGCCACCAACAGCCGCATTAGACTCTGGAGAACGATAACCTGAGTTCACGGTAACAGACTTGCCAAAATGCTCTCTAACAGGCTGTAAGACGTTCTCACACAATGCTTTGAGGTTCTCAATGGTTGCTTCATCAGGCGTGTTGTCCAGACCCAAGCGAGTAGCAGTGTCTGACTTTGTCAGTTCTTTCAGGGTGAAGTTGGCAGATAAGTTCATGGTTTGACTTTCAAGGTTTGGAGGGCTTCGTTGTAGAGGGAGACACAGGTTGCGAGTTTTCTGATAGCGGCATCTCCTTCGTCTGTGATGGCGATAAGAGCTTTAGAAGTCTCTCCGTCAAGTTCGGCTGATGCACTTCCTGAGTTACTTCCGCTGGTAGCGGTGGTATCTGAGGAGGCGTGTACGGCGCACTCTGAGGCTTTGACAGCGATCCGCAACCGCAAAGCACCACTGTCAATGTCACTATTGCGCTTTTGCTGTAAAAGTTTAGCATTTTGATTTGCCTTTTGGAGTTTTAAAGATTGGTTCTGAACAGCAGTAACAAGGACTTGCTCCTTTTGCCTTGCAACCTCATTAAGCGCAGCAATCTCAAGTTTTTGACGATTATTCTCGTTATTTGTTCCCTTAAGATAACCAGTGCCAAATGAACTCGCTACCGCCAAAAGGATACCCAAAATTACCCAAGGATTAAACAGACTCATGGCTTAGGTGGCTCATCATTGTCAACAACTTCAGCCTTTGATGTAGCAGTAGCTATTGCTTTAACACCAGAACGACCAGCAACACCACCAAGAACACCAGTGATAAACACCATAATTGTGTTGATTTGCTGTGTGTAAATCTTGTCAATTGCTGCCATGCCTGACATTGGCTGAGTTACAAAACTGACGCTGTAAAGGAACATTGCCACTGAGCCAAGAAGAATCAGGGTTAAGGAAAAGATTACGATGGCCCAAATTCTGACTTCAATTTCATCAGAAGTCATACGAGTATTTTTGTTCATCACGATTGTTGGCATTACTTTTTCTCCTGTTCAGGTTTGACTAACATTTCAGGGCAAGTGCCTGTAGCTGTGCAAATAGGGGGCTTGCACTCAGCATTTTGCCAGTTCTTAGGGTCTTGGCAAGGATACCTAAAGCGGTCTTCACAGCCTGTCAGCAGCACCAACAGGATTGACAGACCCCAAATACAGTAGATGTTCATTTATCTTTCTCCCTTTCCTTTTGTTCAATCTTCTGCCGTAATTTCTCAACCTTTTCAACTTGAGCCTTGGCCTCATTTTTAGTCTCCAAGATGTCAAGATAAAGAAATCCCATCAGTGGTAACAACAAGGCAATCAATACGCAACACGCGATCCAAGCCACTATGTCTTCCTCCACTGACTTACGAACAGTAACCACATCCACAGGTAAAGGAGGAATATAGAAGTCGCTACTAGGTACGCCATTTTTAGCTGGAAGTTTCTTTCTTCCTCCTTGCGTTGCCATAGTTCCTGCCTCTTTACTGCTTCTAACTTCAGCCTTGCTCCAGTTTGTTCCTCTTGAATTGTTTCCCTCATCGCAAATACCTCTGAGTACAAAGCACCCATCTCAGGAGGACTCTGGTAGACCATGCACTCCCTGATCTGCACCACCAACTCAGCCATCTGCTGTTGTGCCATCACCCTCTTGAGTGCGGCTTCCATGTAGTTCTGGTCAGGATCGTAGACGTTCTTTGACTTTTCTTCTTCTTCCCTTATGTGCGCTTCTAATTGCTCTTGAATCTTAAAGAACTCAGTGAGTTGCTTGACAATATCGACTTTGACTTGGGTTTCGTCAACGGCAACAAACTTCTCTTGTTTCTTTTTTGCCACAGACTTGGGCGTAGAGGCAACTGTTGCTGGTTTACCCTTAGATTTAAAGAAGTTACTAAAGTTACTCCAAAATCCAGTAACTTCCTTATATATCTTGGCGGCTTCGTCAACAGTAGACTTAACCTCCATAAAAGAAGTCTTGGCCTGTTTGTAAAGCTCACACCCCTCTTTGATTGCTGCAACACAAGCATTGGCGGCAAAAAGTAGGGTGATCGGATCAATTTTTAACCCCTATTGTGGCGCATATTGATAGTATTGCTCTGTAACAGGCTCAACAACTTGACTAGGACTTACGGCAGTTGATGCTCCAATATAGCCAGTACGCAAGACACCCATGCCCAAAGCAGTGGCAAAATCAGACAAGTCTTCTGGCTTAATCATTGACTTGAAATCAATCTCTTTACCTTTTTTGCTTATGATTTTTGTTGACGCATTTAATATTGCATCTACACCACCTTCGTCAAGAAATAGCTTTCTATGCGCTTGTTTTGTTGCTTCATTAATGTTTGACTGACCAATCAAAGACAAAATCCTAAAGCCTTTATTAAAAACGCTTGCAATCTGGTTAACAGCAATTCCAGCAATTCTTTGAGGACTTATACCGCCAGTTGCTCGTTCAAGTGCAGAAGTTTCTTTGACAGCAGCAGCACGAATTGGAAGATTTTCAACATTTACCTTACTTGATAATCTTGATACATCAGCCAATGCAGTCAAACTGTTGTAGTGCTTTTGCCCAAATATAGACACAAACGCATCTTTGTTTTGATCAAGATATTCCAATGGATTGTCAGAATTAAGCATACGAGTAACAAGGCCATTTTTTACAGCCAGTTTTGCGTTTATTTGTTCTTCAGAAGACAGTTTATTAAGGTCTGTAGTAAATCTATTACGATAACCTTTACCTGTTGAGCCTGTCATCTTAGACACTATTCCATCTACACCCATTGAATCATAGTCAGACAAGAAACTTTGACCAAGACGAGTTCTTGCTTCTTTTGCTGCATCATCAATAGCAACCTTTTCAGTTGCTAAATATTGTGCTTTTAATCCAGTATCAGATAACCGTTTCTTTAAAGCAGGAAGTTGGTCAACAATGTCGCTATAACCACCATTTGTACTTGTCTTAGACAAAAGATTGTCTAGTTTTTGTGGGTCAATAAAGCCATTTTTGTTTAATGATTGGTTATACAGCTTTGACATAACTGATTTTTCAGCCAAAGAAATACCATCATTTCCAGCCACACGCAAGAATTGATTCAAGGCTGTTGGACTTGATGCAATCAATGGAGAGATTCTTTCTGCATAGTCAGCAGAACTGATTTTTTCAATGGCAGTAGCATCTTTAAATGGAACACCAACTTTATTAAAGTAGTCAGTATCCAAGTTAGTCATTGCCTGACCAAAAGGCAATTTTTCACCTCTAAAGTCAACTGTGATATTGCCACTAGAGTTTTGAACCTTATCTAATGCTTCATCTACTCTGTTTTGCAGTAGACGCAACTTATCTTGCCTATTCGGATCACGGGTTATTCTGATGTCTTCAGCCACACGCCTTTTTAATGAATCAAGGCTTGTAATATCCATGCCTATAGACAAGTCTGGAGCAGTGGTAGCTGGCAACATTGTTCCTGCTTCACTAGGTGCTGCTTGTCTACGCATAGCCTTGAATTTAGAAGACTGCTCGCGCACAAGTTTTAATAAAGGAGCTTGCTTTGCCCAAGGATCACCTTGAAACAATTGCTCTGCCGTGTTTAACAAATCTTGTGTATCTTGCGCTGGCAACAATGCACCTTGTTTAGATGCTTGACCTAGAACAGAATCATATTCTGGTGAAAGTGCGGCTCTTGCAGCTTTTTCTTTAGCCAATACAAGATTCTGTATCGCAGTGCCAATTTCTACAGGTTTAGTTCCACCAGCAGTGTTTGCTTGTGATGTTAATTTGTTTAATTGATCGTCAATGAAGCCAATTCTTTTGTTGTAATCAGTTTCAACTTCAGCAATTTTAGTTTTTCCTGATGGCAATTCAGCACTTGGCGCAGGATAAATTTCTGATGCTCTTTTTTGAACAGCAACCTTTAGATCAGAATATAACTTGTTTAATTCACCAGCAAAGCCAACATCATTCTTTGCAAGGTCTTCCAGCTTTGTTCTGAAAGCAATATTATCTAAACCAGTAACTGCTAAAGCACCTTTTTGACCAGTAACAAACTGAACTCTATCTTGAACAGTTTTTAATCTTGCCTGAAGTGTCGGGTCTGCTTCAAGTGCTTTTTCTACAAGGTCTTTTGCTCTTGAAATTCCTTCAACATTAGCCAAATCAGCAACATCAAGGTCTTTAATGTTAAACCGATCTTTGCCTTTTTCAAAAAGCATCTGACCACCTTTGAGAGTTCCTCCGCCAGATAATAATGAAAAAACTAATCCACCTATAACTTGTCCGGGTAAACCAGCTACTTGCTGACCAATTTCACCGCCAGCTTCACCACCTACGCCAGCCATGCCAGCAGCAAGTACATTTACTCCTTTTGAAAGCAACCCAGTTCCACCAATCAAGTTCAAGGGGTCTGATGCGGCTTCAACACCAGCACCAATGTATCTTTGTAATTGAGTCGCAGGACGCAAATTAGGGTTGATTCCTAATTGACTACGCATGGTATTCATTGATTCTTGCGTTAAACCTTGAGGTGGAAGTTGTGACGGAAATTCACCATCAGAAGTTCCATAAATTGCACTACTAGCACCTAAAACAGCGGGTATATTTGTTAAACCAACAGCCGCACGATTTCTTAGATATTCCATCATTGATGGAGCAGCAGTAGGCTCATTACCGATTGCCGACATTCCTTGCAATTCAAAAGGAACAGCTTCTTCAGCAACAGATGCAGCCTTTTCTTGTTCCAATCGAAACCGAAATTCAAATTCTTCTTGTTCAGTCATTTTTTCGCTCCACCTTGTTTATTTTTCCATTCCTGATAACGCTTTTCTTTATCAGTATCAAATTCTACTGTTTGGCTAGGTAATGATGCTCCTGTTTTTTCATTTGGTTTAATCAATTTAAATTTAGCCAACTGGTCATCTAACTGACGAATTGCAATTGCATAGTTTGGAGTGTCTTTGTATCCAGCTTGTTCTGCTTGATCTTGAATAAATTTCTTACGTTCTAACAATGCTCCACGATAAACAGCAGTAGCAAATCTCTCTGCTTGTTCTTTTGTAACACTTGTTCTTTGGCCTGTAAAAAATCCTACAACATCTTGAGCTACCCTGTCTGTTAAACCACCAGTTCTAGCGTATCTAGAAATATCAGCATTAGACATATTTTTGCCTTCGCCAGTCAATTTTGCCAAAGCACCCGGCAATGATGCAGCAGCAATGTCATTTGTTGTAGACATTCTGATTGTTTCAATAGCACTTGGAGCATCAGAAATAACTGTTGATGTTCGATCCATTATTGGGTCTTTGCTTATTTGCGAGCTAAACGCAAGCCAATCTTTTGGAGCAGCAGGTTGACCCGGCAAAAGAATTGCACTAGCTCTTGCTCTTGTATTTCCTTCTTCTTCAACTCGTTTGTTAACAATAGCTTTTTGTGCTGGCGTTATTTCAGCAAAAGGTTTGTTATCAAATAGTTCTGCAGATATTGCATCTCTATTAGAAGTTAAAGATAGCTGCTTATCTGGTCTTTCATAAGTTGCAAGTTCAGCTTCAAAAGCTGCTCTTTCACTGGGTCGCAATAACAATCCACCAGTTTCAGGGCTTAAGATACGAGTAAGTTCAGCAACTCTTGCGCCAGTAGATTGTTTTTCTGGCAACTTATCAGTACCTTGAAGATATGCTTTATAAGCATTGTTATACTCTACTGAACCTTCAGCACCAAATTTTAAAGCATAAGCATCAGCTTCTTGAACCTTGGCAGCTATACCTTGTCTTACTGCGCCACTTGCTTGTTTAATTGTTAACTTATTTTTGAGCGCTGTTTGATAAATATTCATTGACAATTCAGGTGCAAGTCCTGCATATTTTTGAGCAACTTTTATATTTTGGTCAGGATTGCTTGGGTCTAATTCACGCAAGATTTGCTGTTGCAAACCAATCATCTGTAACTGAGGGTCTTTAGCACCCAAAGCACCACCAATAGCACCACCCAATTGTTGACCACCCATATACAGGCTGTATTGAGCCTGTTGCATGGGGTTAAGTGATGCATACTGCATAGCCTGTGCTTGCATTGCTTCATTTTGCTTTTGTTGGTACAAAGCACGTTGCATTGCATCTACTTCAGGGAACATTCCTTGAACAATTGATGAAGAAGCTGCTGCTGTTGCATCATAGCTTGGATCAAGTTTTAATGGACGTTCATTAAGTTGTCCAGATAATAGTGATGCTGATGCTAGTACTGGTGCTGGTGCTGGTGCTGGTGCTTCTGTAGCTGCTGGTGCTATGGTTGCTGCTGAACTTCCATAAGTTTCTTTTAAAAACTTTTGATAATCTTCAAATGTGGCAAAGGTAGGTTTAATACTACTTTCAAAAACTCCATTACGGTTGTAATCA